CTGGGAGTGTTAGGGGCAACCTGCCCCTTACCACGTATAGAGAGGGGGTTTCTGTCTGCTACTATTGACTTGACTGTTCTCGATGTGACTCCAGCGGCCTCTGCGATGGCTGACTGAGTCATCTTCCCTCCGTTGTCCAGGAGCCACTCGACGTTGGCTCTGCGGTCGGCGCGGGATAAGCGGAGTCCGTTCCGGTCGTTGGCGGTCATACCGAAGATGCGAGCGTCCTTGGCAGTTCCCTGATGAACGATGCAAGGCACGGAAGCCCGCTTGGATTTCTGTGCTCCTAGAATGCGATGGAAGCCAGCCGCCAGGAAGTATTCCTCCCCATCGTGGAAGACATCGAGCGGTGGGAACGGCCAATCTCCGTTACTGGCAGCGATTGTCTCGGCGTAGTCTTCAACGGTGTCCTCATTAATGGCGATGCGGCTTTGAGTACCGCAGTCCGTTCTAATCAGGTCGATTGCTAGTGTCTGTGGTTTCATCCGTCACCTTTCCAAAAAAGTCCATTCTGTCGTCAATCCCGTGACCGCCTCGCCCAGCCTAACTGTGACAAAACAGCCTGCCCGCGCCGTGCCGTGCCCATCCAAACCTCACCAACTCACGCAGCGACAGCCAAACCCATCCACACCATTCCCCGCCGGAACCGACCCCGCCTTGACCGCCTCAACTGACCAAGCCCCGCCCATACAGGCCTGTACCAACCTTGACCGCCCAACCATTCCCCGCCGGAACCGACCCCGCCTCGCCTTGACGCTTCAGGACAGCCGCGCCGTGACCAATGAGTGCTACGCAAGCAGTTCCTCCTTGCCGCGTGTCTTTACCTCTTCCTTGAACCATGCCAGCAATTCTTCAGAGTCGGAATCAAAGCAGATCGGGTCTTTAATGGCCATGTCCTGCTGCTTCCTGCCACCAGTGGAGATGATGGACTTGCAGTCCTCCTCGGCGCAAACCTCAAACTGCCCGAAGTTGCCCTTGCCCTTCTCCTGGCGGAAGTCGCCTACGCCGACGATGAACCCGCCATTGGACAGCAGTTGCAAGATTGCCTTCTCACTCATTTGCGGTTTCACGTACTGGATGGTGGCTGGCATACACCACTCCGCAAAGATGGCCCGCGTGCGCAGGTCAGGCGTCTTGTTGATGTCGGCCTGTCGGACAATTGCCATGTACAGTTGCGGAACTCCATACACGTCGAGGGAGTAGTCTGAAACCCACACCAACCGCCCGATCTGTGTTCTGTTAGTGCCCTTGGTTTCCAGCGCAGCCGTCGCAATCGCTCCTTTCACTGCCGGTGCCGGGAAGACAACCCGCGTTGGCACGTTGTTTCCAGGTCGCAGGCTCATGCTGTTGCGGAACTCATTCTCTGGATCATGCTTGAGCAATTGTTGTTTTTCTGCGGTCGTCTTGCGTCCGCGAGGGAACAGCAATTCCTGTTTGGCCTTGTTAGCCAGCCGATTGTGGATCATCGGCGTGCGTCCTTTCAGCCAGACCTTCATGGTTCCCACTCGCAACGGTTCAACTTCAATCGCTTCTAAAATACCTTTTGCCTTTGCCATCAGTGTTCTCTCCTTGTGTGGTAGCTCAGCTACCTACTGTGAATAGGAGACGTGGGTACACCCCACATCCAAAACGCCTCAACTCTGTTTTTCTGACCGCCAGCCCCTGCCGTGACCTACCCTACCGCGCCAGCCCCTGCCGTGACCGTTCCAGACCGCCATACCGCTTCTAACCACGCCACACCCAGCCGTGACTATCCTCGACCGCCCAACCTCGACATGACCGCCAAACCGCACCCAACCCTGCCGTCCCAAACTTGCCAGACCCAAACCAGCCTTGACCTAAGAGCTGATCTCTGCCTTCAATTCTGCGACCTGATCCCGAATAGACTTGAGTGTGGCGACCGTAGCGGCTCCCACGATGGCCTGCTTGGCCATCGCGATACCATACGCCCGCGATGCTGCGCCGAGCAGCGATGCCACTTCAGCGGAGACTACCGCAGATCCAGTTTCCTTGTTGCGGATCTTAGGTAGTGACAGAAACAGCGGCTCGTCTGGAGAAGCGACAAACTGACAGACTGGCTCGGTGACTTCTTCATCAACAAGTATCTGGAACTTGCAGGTGCGGATCAGCTTCCGCGCTTGGTCCCGCCATCGCTCGCGGGCAGCCTCTTCCACGTCCCAAGTGAAATCCTCGTAGCAGGGATGCGACGGATCTTTGGCGGCAGCAATTAGGTCGTCGGGATCGACCTTGCCCTTGCGTTCCAGTGAGCGTATAGCAGCTTCCTTGTCGGCCCATTTAGTCACAGTAGATCCTCCGTAAGCAGGTCGAAAATAGCGTCCTGCGCCGCCTCTGGCAGTCGAATCTTCCTCCGTGTGTCTCCGTAGCCCAAGTCCAGAGCCATGTCGAGTAGTTCATGCTCCGCGCTGAAATACCCTGGGTACTCGTGGGTTCTCGGTTCGCGTGTCTCATACACCCGCACGTCCACCAAAACTCGCGCTGGCTCGTCGTGGGTGATCGCGTCCAGTCCTGGAAAAGCAGGAAACGGCTCATCGTCGTCACCACGTCGCAAAATCCCGTCGTCGTCACGGTACAGGTCGAGTTCCCACTGTGTGGTGTAGGTTTCGCGTGTCATACGAATGGTCCCTGCATTTTGAGTTCGGCCTCGGCCAGTCTCCGCTGATATTCCAGTCGCAGATCCACCAGCTCCTCCCTACTAAACGACCGCACCTGAGTCTTCAGTTGCTCCAGTCGGGCGATTTCCTCCTCGCCATGAACGATCTCCATCCACCGTCGAAACTCCTGCGGCGCGCCGCTGCGGTAACGGTTGCACGAGGAACACTGTGGTGCGACGTTGGACTCCTCCAACAGGATGGCGTTTCTGCGGCTGGCGAGAAAATGGCCACAATGGAAGCCACCCAGGCCACTAGACCACGGTCCACGCTTCCCGCAGGTGACGCAGACGCACTCACCGACCCGTCTCGGAATGGAAAGCGGCTCGGTACACCAGATCGCAATCAGCGTGGTAGGCGCTGCCGCCCACTCTGCGCGGATCATTCGCTGGAACAACGGCGCGACGTATTTGCGGCAGTAGGTGCCGGTGGTGTACTCTCTCGCTTTTTCCAACATTCGCTGTCGCTTGCGTGCCAGTTTTTCGTCGTCCGTGAGTGTCATCTGCTGCGGATGTCCTTCTCTTTCAGTAGTCTGGCGGCGGCAATTCGCTGTGCCATGAGGTTTTTCACAGGTTCGGGCGGCTCTTTGCCTCCTCGGAGGACCAGCGACTGCCACTGCAACTCTGTCAGTTGTGGAGCAATCGCATCGAGTTCCTCTTGCGTGAATGACGAGTCCTCACGCGGTGCCGGTGGAGATGGGGGAATGCCACGACGGATGACGATGGTGAAATTCAGGTAAACGTCGTCGTCGTACTGCATTCCATTGCACCCCGAAATCACCACGGCTTGGTTAAATCGTGCTCGTCGATGGACGCTAGCGCTAACAGCGCTGACTTGAGTGTGCCAGCCTTCGACGCGATCTCGGCATGATGGCCGACAGTCGCGTCTTGGATAGCGCCACAGAGCCAAGCCGCTTGTTGGAGAATTTTTTGCTCACCACGACAGATTTTGAGCCGTGGGTTGCGCTTGTCGCCTCGGAAGCTATGGATTACCTGCGGCATCGACTGACTCCTTAAGGTGACGTTTCTTAGTTGCGTACGCGCCACGCAGCGCGTTCTGGATGTGAGGTGGTTTGTCACGGAACAGCTCACCGATGGCAGCCAGATCATCCTGAGAGGCCGCGCCTGCAATCTGCGACAGCGCGTCCGTGATGTACGCTTGATCGCTTTTGGTGAGCTTCTGAGGGGCAGAGGCCGCGTTGGCGTCGTCGTCCTCATCGGAGACGACCTGGGCGAGCGCGGACAATGCGTAGCGCCGAAAATATGTGATGGCGCTGCCGATCTTCTGGGGATTGGTGAGATCCACGTCTGCGGCCAGGACACCACAGTCCAGCGTCTGACCGCTACTGTGTAGCAGCAGAGTCCTCAGTCGGAGCTGTCCCTCGGATACCTCAGGAAGCTGCACGACCGACAGTCCGTGCTTGGCGAAAGCCGCTTGCATGGCCTCGCGCACGGCGGGCAGGCTCGAATACTTTGACTTGAAGTACGGATTGTCCGCATCCTTCGGAGCTGGCGCGATCTCCCCCTGCGCTTTGGCCAGCGCGGCAGCCAGTTCATTTAGAGCGTCCACGTTAGTGTCTCCTCGATTCGTTTAATCTCTTCCAGCAATCTCAGTAGTGACTCCGCGATTTTCTTTTGGTAGTCGTAATCAGGCTCCACGCGGATCAGGAACGGCGGCAGGTCGGGGTGGTAGGCGAAAAAGTCGCACCACTGCCGCTCCGAAATCATGAGCAGACCCTGGACCTGTGGTCGGTACTGATCCGGCAGCACACCGTGGGCGTGATACATAATCAGCGTCTCAGGGGAGGGGCACTTGCACTCCAACAGACCGTCATCGCCCACCAGTCCGTCCGGTGAGCCACCGTACGCGTCGGTGTGATCCGGCAGGATGAACCCTACCTCGACGACCGCGTTCCCTGTCTCAGCCGTATAGGCGAGCTTCGCGTGGGGTTCATGCTCCGTGCCCCACTCCATCCAGAAAGACGGTGGCGGCTCGGTATAGACTCCCAGCCGCTTCGCGACAATCTTGGCCGCGTAAGCGGTGGCTTGCGCCGAGTACAACCCCTTGGCGGGTGTTATGAAGCTCCCGAACTCGCTACAGGTCGGGCGGGCTCGCCAGCGGTCCCATTCCTCGGTCTTCTGTTTACAGTTGACGATTCTCATAATCCCTCCGGTGCTTCGGGCATGTCAGCCCAGTGCCTGACAAACCTGACAATCGCGTCACCGTTCTCGTTGCGCCAGACTCGTTCTCTCGCATCCCAGCGAGCTACCCAGACGGGCAGGTCGTAGTTGCGCGGGCAGTGAATCAGTACCCACCTGTCGGTCGTGGGCAGCGAGTCCAGCGAGTTAATCCACACTGCTTCAGTCGTTGTCATGTTCCCTCCAGTCGATGATCTCGCCGCGCATGATTCGCACATCGTCAGGCGCGTCGATTCCAAGCACCACGCGCCCCGATAGGGTGCGCAGAACTACGATGTTGATTTCACCCGCAACAATCCGTTCCCCAGTCTTCCGTGTCAGAACAAGCATCACTCACCTCCTGTGATTGAGACAGAAACCTACTTACTCGATTCTTCGCCGCCTCGCCTCGCCATCTGTGCGGGCTCAGGCTCCATTCAAATCTGTACGAATCCACACAGTCGTCGAACCGCGCACGCACGATCTCCACGCACGGCCAACCGCACGCGCGGAAGAACAGATGCGCACCGAGGCTGTCTTCGCACACGTCCGCGATGATGCGTGTTCGCCTACGCGTCGATAACTTCGACTGCAGCTTTTCCAACATCGCGCTGCCGAGTCCGAGACGCTGCAACGCGGGATCGACAGCGAGGTTAAGCAGCACAATGTGCCGCCGCCGCAACCAATACACCGTGTACGCATAGACTTCCATCTCCGCATTCGACGCCACCAGGCCGACGATATCACGACATCTCAGTGACGTGCGAAATTCGTCTTCTGTCCACGGACTAGGAAACACGGAGTTCTCGATTTCCATCACCTGCGGCAGATCGTTGCGTATCATCCATCGCACGTAAAACGTCGCCATGTGGTCGTTCTCCCGGCAGCGGCTGCCGACATCCGATTCAGCAGCCGCTCGTCTCCTGCCGGTCAGCGTCGTGCTGGCCAACCTCCAAACTTATTGGCCGCTGCCGTCGCCGCTGCCGCTGCCGTCGCTGCCGTAGCCGTAGCCGTAGCCGTAGCCGTCGCCGTAGCCGTGGCCGTAGCCGTCGCCGTAGCTGTAGCCGTAGCCGTGGCCGCTGCCGTAGCCGTCGCCGTCGCTGTAGCCGTCGCCGTAGCCGCCGTCGCCGTCGCCGTAGCTGTAGCCGTAGCCGTAGCCGTAGCCGTGGCCGCTGCCGTAGCCGTAGCCGTCGCCGTAGCCGCCGTAGCCGCACTCCGCTAAAAACTCGGCTGGCACGTCAACGCGCCCGGCAAACTCCAGTAGCATGGACGCGGAAATGATTCTTGCATTGGCTGCCCACTGCAATTGCGTCTGAGA